AGCGATTGAAACATGAACAAAGAAAGCTTGGCCGGAAAAAGAAAAACAAAAAAGGAGAGTCTGCTAAAAACAGGGCTAGGCAGGTATTGAAAATTCAGAAAATATATAAAAGAATAGCCAATATTCGAACAGATTATTTAAAGAAAATTGTTAGCGAGATAGTGAAATCCAATCCATCTTTCATAACAATAGAAAATCTGAATATCAAGGGTATGATGAAAAATCGACATCTATCCGCAGCTATATCCGAACAGAAATTGTCTGAGATTAAAACGTGGTTAATCTGGAAGTGTAGACAGTATGGAATAGAGCTGAGACAGGTGAATAGGTTTTATCCTTCTTCAAAAATATGTAGCCGGTGCGGAAGTATTAAAAGCGATCTGAAACTATCAGACAGGGTGTATCACTGTAGTGATTGCGGATTTGTTTGCGACAGAGACATAAATGCCGGCACAAATTTGAAGAACGCCCAAGAATATAGGATAGCGGCATGATAAATTTAACAAAATACCGATGGCTAATCGGGAATCTAAGCCTGCGGACTGTTATATCAAACGAGATTAGGAGCTTTCTTGCGAAAGTTTTGAAATCGGACAGGATGAAGCAGGAAAACTCATTAATCTATAAGATAATTGTAGATTTTTGTTAGCAGATATGATATAATTCTACATAAGAAAACTCGCAAAAAATTAGAAAAAATGTTAGGAGTGTGAGATGACTAAATTAAAAAGAATAAAATATTTAAGACTCACGAAGTCACACCTACAGGAAATAGACAGAACGTTAGATAAATTAGATAAAGTTGATATATATGGAGATCTTGTGCAGAATTTCGAAGATGACTGCAGGATAAGGGAGACCGCGCGATTAATTAATTTGATTGATACCGATCTCGAGAGGACAAGGCAATGAGAATTGAATTTATTTGTCCGCGATGTGGACATTGGTGGACCAAGAATATTCCGGAAAAATACATATCCGATCCGTCTTCCTGTCCTATTTGCGGCAAGCTTATAGTCGGCAGGGATGAGTCGTCCAGAATTAAAAAGAATTAAGGATTAAGATGAAACTTTTAACCGATGAAGAGATAGAAGAAATTATCTGGGATGGATTTTGCACAATCCCAGTAAGCGAGCACGCTCAGATAGAGCGAGAGTGGCTGATTTCTCTTGTTGCTGAGATTAAAGAACGGAGGAGAAATGATTGCGAAAAAGAAAGGTAAACAAATGGATACGAAAAAGAAAAGATGGAAATATCCATCCGAACTTGAGACTTATTCCAATAGTCACCCAGTATTTGATAAACCAGGAAATGATCCGACATATTCAGAAAGACTGGCTTATGGATTTGGGCTGACTGATACGCGCGATGATAATGATGATGATGAGCCATTGTTGGCGTTTTGTAATGGCTTAGAAATAAGAAGATAAAAAAGGAGAATTAAATGCCTTGCGAAAGAATTGGAACAGCAATTATCCGTAGTCCTTATAGACGTAAATTTCATTGGTTTTTTAGGACGTATTATGTAGAAGAGGGCGGATGGGGACGTGGTATTTGTAATGCGAATGGGGACGGCTTATTTCCAGAGGATTATAAGTATATTGATCCATTGAAATATTTGTATTTTATTAAACAGTTAAATAAAGGCGTTAAAAAAAGGAGAACTAAATGCTTTTTACAAGAAAAGAATTACAATTGATTAGGAGCAAGGCGGAGATGAATGCTGGTGTAAGCTGGGGTATTGACTCATCATGGGTTCGTGCCTATCAGGCACTGGCTTTTGCAGCAGATCATTTAGATGCGATGATAGCAAGATCTAGTGAGAGCGAAATACCTATAGCGGGAGAAAAGGAGAGCTAAATGCCTATAAATTGGGGAGCTTTTAAATCAGAATTAACAAACTATTTTGCCGGGAAGGGTGCTGCGAATGAGGCGGCCGCAGCGCAGAAAATAGCAAACCTGTATGATGCCGCCGCAAAAACGGCAAAGGTAATTTTAACACAATGCCAGCTAATAGATAATGGAAACAAGGGCAGGTTTTATCCGGTTATTTTACAGGGATTTATTAGTGCAAAATCAATTTCGCAGGGAAGCGCCGCATCGGCTATCAGTGCTGCATGGAATAATGCCATCATAGCATATTGGACGGGGGCTATAATAGCAAGTAATTATTCCGGGTTGCCTCCCGGGCTATCTACTCTCGGTCCGCCCATAGTAGTTACTTCGCCGGGCGTGTGTAATTTCATTATGCCTTCCGGAGGGGTGCCGCCGAGCGCTATGCCGAATGCGATGACAAAAGCATTCAAGGCGCATTTACTGACGATAGAAGGAACTTATGCTGCCAAGACAACTTCATCGCCGCCAGCACCAATTCCTATTCCGTGGACAGGGATGAGTTGATGATAAAAATAATTTTAAAAGATTACTTTTGTCCTCTCTGTGGAAAGCCATATACGAAAGAGGATTGTTATGGCGTACTTTATGGAATACCACATTGGTTTTGCCTAAATTGCAGTAGTAAAAGTGGTGTAGAACGGCTAAAAAAATGTCTTGAAAAAGGAATTCCCGAAAACATGAGAAGAGGAAATGATGGGTGGGCAAAAAAGGATGAATATGAAATAGTGGAAACGTTACCTGAATTAATTGAAGTAGTTAAAAAGGAGAAAAAAACAAATGAAAAAATTTATGGTGGATGGGGATAAAATTGAATGGAATTTATTGAGAAAAAGAAAACGCAGGCTTTCGGAGATTACTGATTACATTAAAGTGAAGCACTTAAATAATCAATCTAAAGAAAGTAAAAAAGCAAACGAGACTATTGAATATTTAAGGGGCACTTTACATTTAATAGATTTTATTCAAGATGGTGCCGCAGAAAGCGGAATGTGGACAGAAAAAGAAATATTTGGGGAATTGGAATAAAGAATAATGGGAATGCTTTTAAAATAAAAAGATGGAGATAACATGAAATGTCAAAAAATAAAAGAAAAATACTTAAATGTCAGAGGAAAAAATCTTATGTGTCATTCGCAGAAGCTGAGCGATCTCGAATGCAGCACCCTGAAAAAGGATGTTGGTTGATGAGTTATCATTGCGGGGTATGTGGCAAATGGCATTTAGCAAAAAAACACAAACACGTAACTAATGCTATAACAAAGCTTCTAAGAGGAACACTTTTTAAGGAAGGGTAGGGGAATGGTAAAAGGTTCGGAATTAAATATAGATTTACACATCAAAGTAGGGGAGTATGAAGAGATATTGACACCAAGGTGTCGTCTGTGTGGAGATTCATATGAGATTCTGAACCATTATCCTCGTCCTGATTGGCAATATTTATATTGCTGCGAAGAGTGCAGGGATGCGGATAAGACTATACTTGAATTTGAAAAATTAAATAAAATAATTTCAATTAGCTTGACAAAATAAAGCAAGGTGTTCTTATTAAAACCATGGAATGGGATTATAGGGTTGTTAGATTTCCGAACAAATATCTAAAAAAAATAGTTCCGTCGTGCAATGATTTCTATTATCATATAATGGAAATCCTTTATGACGACGATGGTTCTATTGGGTCGATGATTTCTCATGATGATTTGATTTTTCCGAATAAACATGATTTATTAACGGAGGTAGAAATGATATCGCTCGCTTTAAGGAAGCCGATAATAGATAAGGATGGAAACATAGTTGGTTCACCAATAGTGATTAAATGAATAAATTTTACGAAAAGAAACGTAATTATCCTGGAGAGACTCAATTTGCTAAAGAGTTAGAAAGGGAAGCTCCTATACATGGATGTAAACTTATAGATATACCAGATGTTGTTGTCACTGCAGAAAAGTTGGATCAATTCGAAGAAACAGGAAAATTTAATGAGAGAAGAAGACCTTTCGATAAACTATTGGTATCTTTATCCGGGAATTATTGTATAGAACTGAAATATGAAAACAGACCGCTAAAGCCATATCAGAGAAAGACTCAAATTAAAATAAATAAAATTAACCGAAGTTATTTTGTTGTCAGAAAGAAGGTTAAGATAGACAAGGTATCCAGGAAGGTTATTCCGCGATATTCAATAGAACAAATAATAAATGGCCAGAAAATAATCTACAGATTTGATTATATGAAAGAAATATTCGGGTTCTTTAATAGTCTTAGAATTTTTATCGATGTGAATGTTAAATAGAAATAGCTTGACAAGAAATCTATTTGACTTCACATATTCAACAGATAAATTTTTTTTAGCTATCAGCCAAAAAAAAATAGGGAGGAGCAAGGCATAAATGGATTATTTACGCATCTATGTAAAAGAAGCAGACGTGGACAGGCTTAATAAGAAAATTAAATTGGCTTGTCCCCTTATTATAAAAGAAGCAATGTCAGATAACTCTAAAAGAAATTGGGGGACAGCAGGAGGAGTAGCTCTTGGAGCAGGAGCAGTCGGCGGAGGGTTACATTTAAAAAAACTTAAAAAACTAAAAAACATAAAGAGATTTGAAGCATTGAAAAAGCCCACAGTCAGCGCAAAGGGTTCACATTTCGCTCCAAGGCTTAGACAAACCCCTCTCATTAGACCAAAACCTTCCGTCAAGTTTCGTGAAGCAGGGAGCGTTAAGGTTAAGATGCATTCCTCTGGTCTTCCCATAAGCTGGAAGGATAAACCCGGGAAGGTCATCAAGAATGTTGTCAAGAAGACCAAGAAGGGATTGTTCAATAAAGCGCTTACGGGGCTATGGGTAGGCGACTCTGTGTTAGATACACTGAAATACAGTCCGAAAGGATTACCGTTTTAAAATAAAAAGGAGAAAAATATGACAAAAATGAGATTAGGCAAGAATGCTTATGCTGAAATAGTTGAATATCAAGGAGGATATATTGTTGATGTATATAGCGTCAATGATGGACGCAAAAGTAAAGCATCTAATTACGTTTACAGAAATAGTTTAAATCGAGCAAAAAGAGTTTCCCGACAGTGTTTTAAAGAATTATTTAAATAAAGAGCAATCATGAAATGTCCAGGAATGATTAAAGAAGCGTTCCCTAAGATGATATTACCAATAGTTGCCGGCGTCGGAGTATTAGGATATATTGGCGCAAGGAAATTAACCGAGCCAGACAGAGAAAAATTAAAGGAAGAAGTTAAAAAAGAGCTCAGCAATATTCCATTAATTAACCCGAAACATTCAACGGTAAAAGTAAAGCCCGGGATATTTAATCCCACAACTAAGAAGGTTGAAATTGACCTAAGGGTTAAACCGAGCGAATCCGTATTAAGTAAATCCAAGTCGATGTTTGGACAAGGCACGGCCGATTTTCATATTCCTGGAAGATTATTAAATAAAAAAATTGAGATTGATTCAATTTATTTAAAAGACAAATACAAACGGAAGGGAATTGGTAAGAGTTTTTTAGATTTGATAGACAATATAGCGAGAAAGAGAAATATTCCAAATGTATCGGTAATTGCTGATGATGAAGGCAGGTATTTTTGGTCGAGAGTAAAAGGAATGGAGGCAACTAAACAAGACATGGGGAATTTAAAGCAAAATTATAAGATATGGTGCCAAAAGAATAATAAAAAATCGGCTGAAAAAATAACTTCTATTAAAGATTTTCCTAAAGAGTTTTTATTGAGTGATGATGCTACTGACGGTGCTATTTGGGGTTTCGTCAGTATGAATAAAAAAATCGAAAAGACTGCCCAATTAAAATGCCCAGGAATGATTAAGGAAGCGATGAATAGCAGGGATCCGGTAAGTCTTAAGGATAGTTTTATAGCCGGCATAGATCCAACTGGATCAAAAACTTTTCGCTTATCACAAAAAGCAACGAGACACAAAAAACATAGAGCCGTGGGATTAGCTGGCGGATTGATCGGAGGAACAGTTTTGATTCCTTCTACAGTAAGTGGAATTATTGGAGGAATTAAAGGTTTCGCAAAAGGACGAGGAGCCGTAGGGAGAATGATAGGCGGATTGAAAGGTTTTGGAAAAGGAGCAATACTTCCCTACTCCACGTTACATCATGGAATAAAGGGAACAAGAGCTCTCGGAAAAGCAAGAAAAACCGGATTATTGTCAAGAAAAGGATCGTCTCACATTGAAAAAGCATTAGGATTGGAAGCGGGCGGAAAACTGATTAAAAGTAAGTCATTCAGAAACATGTTACCTCAATTGCGCGGCACAAAAGGAATGACAGAAGCCCATAGATTAGTTAAGGATAAAACCATTAACGCCGCATCGGCATTAGGAGCATCGGCATTGCTGGGAGGGTCTTCTTCTATCTTGCAATATAATCTTGGCAAAAGAGTAGGGGATGAAAGAAGAAGAGGTTGGGCAAAATCATGAAATGTCCAGGAATAATTAAAAGTTGAAATGATCATTAAATAAAAAGGAGAAAAATAATGAATTTATTTAAACAACCATTAGCAGCTAAAGACGTATTTTCTTTCATTAAGAAAGAGGCATCCTTAGAGCTTTCCGGTAAAGTTGAGAACTGGCGAAAAGAAATCGATGGATATATGGATGAGCGTTATTCATTCTTATCGTCAGGATTGGGAAGTGTTAATTTCAAAAAAGTAGACGAAAACTCAAAAGACGCAGTAGGACAAATTGTCTGGTCGGAAAATAATATGTCTTTTACTATTCCTATCATTATAGAGGACGGAAAGTTAAAGGAACCCAATACTGCTATTTACAGAGATAAAGTCATTCCGTTAGATGAGGAATTCCTGTCCTGGACACAAAATTCGAATGAAGGCGTGGGAGAGGTAGTTAAAGACGATAAAGACATCACTGATAATATGGAATATATTGCACAGGATGGATTATTCTCATATGATGAAGAAGGACAACAGAAAATATCTGCAGATCTGTCGACTATCGATCGCGTTAAAGGTTATCTTCAGGATAAGAGAATTAAATTGACCGATAAGATAGCCACTTTCGTAAGAGAGGTGACACCTGTAACGGCCCCCGCGAAAGATGTTCTATTGAAAGTTTTATCGGAAAATGCGGATGTTCCTTATCATTATAAGGTTGCCGCATTATATAGAAACACCGTAGGTCGACTGGAGGTCAAGGAAGGGACATTCAATGCGGAAGATATGAAGAAACTTGGATATATATCTTCTGTGGGATACGGACAGACCGAAAATCCGGATAAGCCGGAGGAAGAATATAATTATATTAGAAATGATAAGAATCTGCAAAAAATACCGGTCGTAAAAAGAATAATAGATACAAGAAATTGCGATCAGTTACTTGTAGAAGGAAAAGCAGTTGAAGGAAAAGTTTTTAATAATCTTTTCGCAATATGGGAAAGTAAGCCCGAGATAAAAAGCCTGGCAATAATTGATGGTGAAAAACCGGAAGATGTGGATAAGTGGGTATACGGAGACGTGTATGGGAGCGTTTCTCCTGAAACCACAAAGTATGAAAAAGGAATGTTTGGAGCAAGTATATCTACTGAAAAAATAGACAGGGCTGCCGAAACATATGATAAAACAATTGTATTATTTGCAGGAGCAGATAGTATGTCTGTTCCATATCACGTCATTGGATGTGAAGATGTGAAAATCGGAGAAGAAGGTAATCGCGCCAGGATTCTTAAGGTAAAATCTTTAACAGACGATAAAATAGCTGTTCTCTGGCTTGATCATGATATCACAAAGATACTAAAGGCAGATAACAAGAAACTAAAGACCAGGGGTTACTCGTCTTTAACCTGGGCCGATTATAATGTTTATCTTATCCCCGCATCATATAAAGTCGGAATGCTTAAAGGCAGGAGAATTCCCGCAACATCCTATAAAGAAGATTATCGCAAAATGATTAAAGATATTACGGGACAATATCCAATAGAATTAGAAGTGGAACAAAAAGATGTTGACTTATACAAGGTGCAGGTAGCTGATGCCGGCGGCAAGAAAGAGTATGATGGATTGTCGAAAAAAGCCGCGACCGTATTGATGAGATATTTCACAGGAGATGGAATTAAGGATATTCAAGACATTAAGTATAATACTTCTTATAATATTCAGAAAGTTGCCAAAGAAGAAGAGAAAACAAAACCAGTAGACTTGTCTCCTCTTAAAAGATATCGAGGCAGCTGGATTAAGACAGCCAGTATAATGTGTAGTGTGCCTGAGGAAATTCTTAAAAAAGCTGAAGTTAAAAAAGTTGTTGACGATTTAGTTGGCATGGAATATATGGACAATACCAATATTCAAGATATGTCCGAAGTAGAAGCAAGGATCATGAAATCTTTGGATGATGTCGGGCAATTGCTCCTGGTAGCAAGAATGGGAAAAACCGAATTATCCGAAGCAGTATTAGCTAAAAGTTTTAGTGCTCTAACCAAACTGATAGGTGAGATTAGGGGCAAGAATGAGAAGGGGTAAAATATGTCGTCAAAACAGACGCTAAGAGCAGTGCCGCACGAAAACTATATCAAAGTCTTAATATTGAGCGGAATACCGGTAAAGCCAACGGCTATGCAAAACAGCATAGACGAAACCCTGGTAGAAGACAACTACAATAGTTTACCGGAACATTATTACGAATTAATAGAAGCTGAATGCAGGACTATTCCCGGCGGAAGCAAGATGATTGATCATAATCGTATTGTCCAGGAATATAATTCCAAGCTTATCAGGCCTGCGACCGCTAAGAAATTGTTAATACTCGATGCGGTTGCTGAAAAATTTAGAAGGCCAGACGTGTTCTATGACCTGGTTAATTATCAAAATTTTAAAAGAAGCACATTTAAGTGTACGGGAGTATATAAAATACTATATGTCCTCAGGACCGAAACAGCAAGGCAATATATAGAGTGCTGCGTTTTAACAAAAATGGCTTTATCCGAATTAATTAGAGGCTGGAATGACATAGCGGCAGGGCAGAAATCTATGAGATTGGTGCCTAAAAACATAAGCATCTATGTATATTATTTTTGGAATTGCAGGGAAACAACCTTACGTAAACAAGGCACAACCAGATTAGATATCATGTCTTATCTCGATGCTGATAAGCGGAACGAATTCTACAGGTATCATAGAGAGTTATTATTCAGGGAACCATCGTTCACGAAACATAAATTCGGAACATTTTCAGAAGATGACAGAAGAATAGATATTAATGTTATGCGGGGAAAGACCAGAGATCGTATAATAGAAATTTTGAATAGCACAAAATACAGGGCAATATCTGCGGATATTTTAGATCTTTTCAAATATACCGACGCACAGATAAAAGATAGTGCTGATAAAGGTAAAAGTGTCAATGAATATAAGGCTGTTATTGAGGACTTTAAGCACAGAATAGTGGTATGTATAGAAGAGGATATTTCTTTGGATGAATTAAAAAATCAGAAAATTGATCCAAGTCTTATACATCAAGACGAGCCAGCGGGAAGAAAATAAAAGGAGAAGTTATGAGAACACCAGAAATAATTAAAGAAGCGTGTGTAAAAAAAATGGAAGGATTGCCAGAAAAAGTGGCAGAAAGGAGAAAGTTTATGAGAACACCAGAAATTATTAAGGAAGCGTTATTTGCTAAAATAGCAGAACGTGGGCAAGGAATTGGTCAAGGCGGAGCAAGACAACTTGACCTTGGAGCAGATAAATGTAAATGCCCCAAGTGTGGACATGTCGCAAATCACGATAGAGGTACACCGTGTAGCGAGATAAGTTGTCCGGAATGCGGAACTAAGATGGGTGGAGTATAAATATGAAATGTCCAGAAATTATTAAAGAAGCCGAGATGTCTAATCTTGATAAGAAAAATTTAATATTAGCCGTAAGTAATCCGAATAGTTATACGTTGCGTTCTGGAAAAAGGGTAAAATTAGCCCAACGTTTACTTCCCGTGATCCCAATATGATAAAGATGTATAATTTTAAATTTCCGGGATCTAATAGCTTTTTAAAAACAGCCGGCATGAAATGTCCAGAAATAATTAAGGAAGCGGTTAGATATCCTATTCCGTACCTGGATTTTACTAATCCTAAAACACAAAAACTATATAGAGATGCTAGTTTGGCCTGGGATAAAACTCCTCATGGGCTACATTATAAAAAGGTGCTTTCTAAGAATAAAGGTATGCTTGGTCCGGGCGGAGCGAGAGCCATGGCATTCCAAAAGAGCAAAGAATATGCTAAAATTAAAGATAAAGTAACATCCTATAAGTAGATAAGGAATCAATGAAAGATTTAGATCCCAAAAAGATCCTTGTAGTTTCAGAGCATAAAAAAGTCCCAAGTGATTATCTTAAAAAGGGGCATAAGCGTATAGCTAAAATGTACGCAGATGGAAGAGAATTGGCCGTAGCAAGAGCCAATCGCTTTAAAGGTGAGTATAAGGGCTATATTTATAGAACCCACTTTCTAAACGCATTATTAAACCTTAAGAACGAACCGCTATCTTATTGGTTTCTGGAATTCTGGAGAGAGATATTAAACTCAGCACGATTAAGTGTAGCTGTTCCTCCTGAAAGAAGAAAAATGGTATGGAAAAATTCCCGACAGACAGGAAAATCTGTAAATGCAGGAGCCCTGGCTATTGGATTATCGGTTGAGAATAAAAACTTCACAACCGTTATAACTCAGCCGACAGACAAGCAGATAAGCAGATTTTCCGTAGACATATTAAAGCGAATGAACAGAGATTCTGTGATAACCGAAACATGGTATTATGACAATAAGCTGAATGAAAGACAGGTTAAGAACAAATCATATACAACCGGATCGCGTATAGTTCTCGCTAATATATTTTCCTCCGTATTGTCTGCCAGGGGTATTTCCGCAGATTTTTATCATGCAGACGAATACCAGGATACTCCGGAGCATCATGCTACTATTATTGAAGAAGCGTTAAGCAGATCTCCTTTCAGATATATGGTTAAGAGCGGAACTCCCTTACAGCCGGAAAATCCTTTACAGAAAGAATTTGACAGATCCACCGGACACGAATGGATGATAAAGTGTGGAAAATGTAATACGTGGAACGGTCCTCTCGGGATTAAAAATATAGGTAAGTACGGCACTATATGTTACAAGTGCGGAGCTGAAATATATACCAGGTTTGGAATATGGGCGGCAGCGCAGCCGTCTGCTGTTGTAAAAGGTTATCATTGCAACGAGCTAATGGTTCCACCTGGCGCAGAATACGCTGCAACCTGGCCGGAAATAATATTCAAGCTTGAAAATAAAACGACTTTAGAGTTTATGAACGAAGTTCTCGGCATGTCTTATTCCGATAACAAACATCCCATATCCAGGCAAGATGTAATATCTGTATGTGATCCGGGACGATGTTACGTAAGGGAAACAACGGAAATAACTCCGAGAATGAAACGGTATGCCTATGCGGGTTTAGACTGGGCGACGGAAACGCGGCCAGGCAGAGAAAAAGATAAGATAAAATCTTTCACAACTCTCGTAATAGGTTCATTTATACCGGACATTAATAAAATTGAAATAAATTACGTAAAAAGATATTATGATCTTGAATTTGAAGATTCGAATAATCCTATTGCCGTTACAGACGATATTATAAAATGGGTTAATGCATTCAGTGTTAGAGTATTAGGTATGGACTATGGAGCTGGACATAAGGAAAATATGCGATTATCAAACATACTGGGATATGATAGGACTATGGAATTACAATACCTTGGAGGAACTGACGATAAGGTCGTTTATTCCAGCGCGGCGCTTAAATGGATACTAAATAGATCAAGGGTTATGGAAGATTTTATTGAGGCTTTTGTGGTCAATAAGACAATCAGGATGGCTAAGTATGATGGGGAAACATCAGAGTATTCTTCCGATCTGACGACGGTATATAAATATCATGATCCGGCTAAAAGATCCTTGCGGTATGGCAAGTCCGGACCGGACGACCTGTTCCATTCTCTGTTATTTATGAGATTGGCATTTATGTTTGATCACGACAAGTTGTCATATGTAACAAAATAAAAAATGTTGACAAAAAATTTAAGTTAGTTCTTATGTTTCTACATGGAAAAGGAGATTAAAATGAGATGGTGGGTATGGATTTTGGCAGTACTTGCTGCAATAGTAATAATTGCAGCTGTAGTAATTTATTTTATTTTACGTTCGATGAATATTGGATAGAAAATTAATGGAAAAAGAATCTTTCGTAGCGCCGCTTAGCATAAAAAGCAATAAAGAGCGGCAATCTTTTAAGGGAATCTCTAAAGAATATATCAATGAGATAATGGGCGGAACATTAGGGTTGGCTGCGTCATTGCCCATAGGATATGCTTTCGGTAGAGGATTACAGAAAGTTCCAGCTATTGGAAAAAACCCTCGTCTCGCAAAGTTTATGCAGGCGCATCTTAAAGTGGTTCCAACTAAAGTTATGAGAACGGCGGCGAAAAAGATGATTTCTTCTACGTCTAAAAATTCTCTCGCTTTAAAAAGAATAGATATTGCAACATCGAAATATATCCGGGCAGGAGCAAAGAAATGGATCGGGAAGCCTAAAAACTTATCTATGTTGGCCGGAATAATGATAGTAGGAACAGTCGGCTCATACTTGGGAGGAAAGTCTTCAATAAGAAAAATGGAGAAGAAAGACAATCTTCCTCCTGTTGATCCGGAGTTAATTGCGGCAAGAAGAGCCGCCGGTATGTTTATTCCCGATATTGTTAAGCCGTTAGAAATGGTTGCATATTACGGGATAACTAAAAAATATTTAAAAGATAAGGATAAAAAAATGAATAAAACAGGAAAAGTTATGAAATGTCCAGAAATGATTAAGGAAGCGATGTCCCCATATGCCAAAGGGGCGTTAATTGGCGGCGGACTATTAGGAGGAACAACGTTTATGTCTAATTTATTAATGAAACAAAAAGATGGAAAGAAAATGAAGTTTTCTAAAGTTTTAGGGAGAACTGCGCTGGGAACGGCAGCGGGAGCAGGATTCGGTGCCTTAGGTGTCAAAGGATTGAGAAGTGCGCGATCATATGGCATAGGGGATGCCGCCACTGAAATAGGAGCAAGCTTAGGAGCGTTATAATGAAATGTCCAATAATTATCAAGGAAGCAATGGGTGATAACCCTTATAATATGTCGGATGCGAGAATGGAGAAGTTAATAACTAAACAAACCAAGATATTAAGAAGCCATGATGTAAAGCCGGGTGGCGCATTGAAATGGTATGCTAAGGGCAAGTGGGGATCTGTGCCTAAAATGACAATAACGGATAGAGGCCACCTGGTAAGCAATGTTAATAAATTGTTATAAATATTTAAAAGATAAAGATAAAAAATTAAAAATGCCTGACATAGTAAAGCAAGCTGTGTGGGCGAGATAAAGGAGATGAAATGTTCGGAATAAAATCTTTTGACGAAGAACGAATTGAAAAATTAGCAACACAAGTATTGTCATATGCACAGGAAACACAAATAAGCCTAACTGACGGGCTTAGAAAAATAGCAACAGATTATGGTCTGTCTTCTGCTGAAATAGAAAATGTTTGCGGCAGGGTAAATCATATACATTTCAGCAATAAATTTGCAGAGGATAAATTAGTATCATTTAAAAGAGCGGTTTTTGAAGACGTCATAGGTTCTACTACTAAAACTGCCGGCTACAGGATTTATTCCGGAAAGCTGATGAAAAACGTCTATGAATATCTTGACAAGGAAGCTGCTGTTGCAGATGTTGCATCAGAAGGAGAATTTGCTGAACCGAGAAAGTTCAAGCAATCCGATACGCAGAGAAAATCATCGCTAATAGACGCTGCCAGCAGGAATGTCGATACCTTAAACGAGATGGATAGCAATAGAAATGCTGAGCTTGATAAGATGCGGAATACAATCATCCAGCTTGCTCAATCCGGCGAATCTCTTAATAATATATATGAAGTCATATATAAGACGTGGGGAAAAGAAAATGTTGGTGAACTCGATAGATATTTTGCCGAACTCATTGGAGAATTGAAAGCGGATGGATATCTTTCAAGTAAGGATGAGCTCAAAATACCCGGCATAGAAGATATTCCGGATAGGGAAATAGCTGAGACACCCTTACAAAAAAGTGCGGAAGCAATATTGAAGTTAAGTAGTGAAATTATTAAAAGAGAGATAGTTCATTATAATCTCCAGGATATGCTCAAAGAAGCAGGAGAGCATGTTTCTGCCAGGATGGTGGATGAGATCGCAGGAGATGAGTTTGTGGTAGCTGATATAATAGCTGCTTCCATTGAAAAGGACGCTAACTTTCTTAAAACTATAGGAAAAGCCCTAAAGGCATCTGGTGTTGATAAGGCGATTCTGGCAGGGACTGCTCTTGCTGTTCCATCGGCTATATTTGGAGCCAGTATTGCTCGAGCAGATGATGTTGCCCTGAAAATAAAGAAAAAGAAAATACAGAAAAGTTTACCAGATAGATTTCCTGAGCTGAAAGAGATTCCGGCTCAGAAATATATTGATATTTACGAGACTTTAACGGCTTTAACTCCGGTGCTCTTGAAAGCTCCGTATGCGCTTGCTGAAACAATCAAGGGAGTATATAATTACGATACCATTGACGTTGGAAAGATAACATCATTGATAAGCGCAAAAGGCAAACAGCCATCCATAGGAGCGGAAGCACTTATGAAAAATTTGTCTCAAGGAATTGGTTCGCAGATGCCGAAGCCATTGGATGCGGCGGCAAAATTTGCATTATCAGAAAAAATGAAAGCAAAAGAAAATAAGGGGAAGGTATGAAATGTCCAGAGATGATTAAAGAAGCGTTATTTGGATTAGGGAAAAGCACCCCTAAAGGATGGATAAAAACCAAGCATAAGGGCACTCCCTATATATTTAGCAACACTGCGGAAGCCCATAAAATCATGCAAAGACGAGATATTAACAGTGATGAAAGAGTTGGGTTAATGTTGAAAAATAAGCTTATGAAAAAAGTTTAACCGTAATCCATAGTTAATAAAAAATAAAAGGATAAATATGGCCATAAGCGATATTAATGACGCAAAATTAGTGCTTCTCACAGGGGATAAAAATATAGTCGACATGATATTTGCGACTAATTTGAATAAGTTATATATCCCTGACAGTGTTTATGTATATTATTTATTTGCCGAATATTTCTTTACCTATATGAGTATCGGCGCGGCTATAACAAAGTTAGCCCGATTCCCGATATCCAACCTGGATTCCGTGTGTGAAAGTGCTGTTCTTAAGAAAGCAGCAAAAAAGATCCAGCGTAAAATTAAGCTGAAAGAAAAATTAGTTAAGATAGGGATAAATTATTTTTTATACGGATCGTCTTATGTTATTCCCACATTTCCTATAAGAAAGACGATTATCTGTCGTTCTTGTGGAAAAACTTATCAGCTTATGAAATTGGAAAAGAACGGAATACAGAGATATACATTCGTAAATGGAGACTATAAGTTTAAGTGTACAAATAAAAAATGTAAATGGCATAAGCAAGAAAGAGCTTTCAGGGTTGAGGACAGGCCGATAAAAGATATCTCTAAGATGAGTTTAGCGTTATGGTCTCCTCTTAATATGGAGATTAATGAAAACACCGTGACAGGTCAACTGCAATATTTATATAAGCTCGATAAAACAATGGTGAATAAAATATCAAGAGGCGATCACTTTACTTTATGTACTACCCCGGAAATGTATATTAAAGCGGCTCTCGGCGGTTATTCTATTAAGGTTAATTCTGATAAAATGTTCGTCCTACATGCCCCGACATTAAAAATAAAGGGTATTCCTATTCCTCCGATGGTCATGGCTATGAATGATCTAATCTTGAGAACAAAATATTTGACTGCCAATAGAACTATTTCGGAAGATCTTCTGGTGCCGTTGAGAATGTTATTCCCTATTAATAAAGGAGAGGTGGGGCAAAGACCATTAACCCAACAACTCAGGACTGTAGATTGGGTCACTAAAACAAGAAGTGAATTGGATAAATGGGAAAAAGATAAAAGCCATATCATAACTCTCCCGATAGAGATTGGATCAAAAGACGCCTGGGGACAGGGAAAATTATTGGCAATGCATCAAGAACTAAAAGCCAATATGAGCGATATATTGTCTACGATGGATATGCCGATAGAATTCTTTTATGGTGGAGCAGTTTGGTCTAGACACAATGTGTCGGCTATTATAATGGAAAACACATTCAAACAATACGCGACGCTTCTACAGGATATTCTCGATTATATAGCTGATGAAATAAATAAGAAGAAAATTACTTCAGACATCCTGGAGATGAAAATTAATACTCCTCGCCTGGTCGATGCTATGGCGGAAGGTGTTTATCTTGAAAGAGGAATGGACAAAGGGGATATTAGCCCTCAAACATATTATGATAGATTCAATATAAGCTATCCAAGAGAAATGCAGATCATTGACAAGAATAGGGAGATGATTGAAGGGGCTAGGCAGGATAGGGCAAAAGGAACCGCTCTTGCTGAGGCTAAAGCTCAGGAATCCTTACTGAATGTTCAGGAGAAAATAAGAAGTTTCGAAAGAGTAGAAAATCTGAAAGATGGTATAGCTCAGGGCAGAGTTGAAGAAGATAGTCTTAATAGAAATATTAAAGCACAAAAAGAATTAGCTTTGCTTAATGCGGAAATACAAAAAGAAATAATACGTGCTAATGCCTCGATAATGTCGAAGCAAATGAAAGAACAGTCTTCTGATTCTATTAAAAACATGGAAATCCAGCTTAAGCTTCAATCTGATGAAGAGTATAAAAACGCCCAAAAAATGCAGAAACTTGAAGTTAAAGGAATGAAAGATCAAGCAAGGGCTGAAGATCAGATAATGGCAGAAAGAGAAGGAAATGCTGCCAAAAAGCAAATTACCGACATATTCGAATCACTTCCGCCTGAGATTAAGGAAGAGATAACTAAGCTTCCTCCTGAAGAACAGGAGCCGGCCATAATGCAATATGGCGAACAGCAGAAAAAGCAAGAAACATTAGCGTCTCTGCCGGAAGAAGAAAGAGAATCGATCCAGGATCTTCCGGAAAAAGAACAGGACCAGAGATTAGGGGAATTGACTCAGGGGCAGGAAGAAGAAGGGCAACCGAAACAAGAAACACAAGAAGACCCTGGTCTTGGAAAAGAGAAGATCAAACAGAAGCTTGAAGCCGAGAAGGAAGAAGAGGGAATTGATATTCAGGCTACAACATTAAATAAATTACAAGGACAGGAAAGGGAAGTTTTTAAAGCTAAATTAATACAGGAAGATTCGAAAAGATTTGCTCAAATTAAAGAAGTGGCAGATATGATGTTCGTGCAGGACGTTGTTAATAATATTATGGAGGCAGATCCAAAAGATGCCGAAGCCATTTATGAGGAAGTTAAGAAAAATAGACCCGAATTAGCCATTGATGTTTATAAAGAATTAGAAAGACAACTGTTTTATCAACATCAATCTAATGGTTGGGCATTAAGATTATTACAGACGGAAGGAACTCCGGAACAGGAAGAACTTGTTGGACAGCTTCGCAAAGATACCCCGAAGCAGTTTAGGCAAATGGTTTTCCAAAACTATCAACAGCTATCTAAGGTTCCTGCTGAAAAAAGAGAAACTTATTTAGACAAAGCTGCTTATGCGAATGACAGGCGTAACGATATGGCAAAAGAACTTGCAGCAAGCATAAGTGCTTTTCCGGAAGACGAAAGAAAAAAATTGCTCGGGGCTTTGAAGCATGAAAATCCTGAGCTATATAAGAATACGACATATTTCATGGAGGAATAAAAAATGGCAGACGCACAATTTGAGTTCAATAAAGGATTTGACGGTAAAGAATCTTCGATAGGAAGCAGAAATGCTAAAATACAACAGGGAGCATATGGTTCTGTGCCTCTGACGGCCGTAAGCGATAATACGGGAGCTACACAAATGTTTCGCTGGATATTCTGTTTAAGCGCAGTAGAATTTTCATCTATAGTGAATGATGATTTTCCGGCCGGAGAAACAACGTTTTTGCAAGGATTAGCATTTCCAATATCGACGTGGATACCAGGAAAATTTCACAGCCTTAAATTAGCGGGCGGATCCGTAATAGCTTACAAAGACGTGCCTGAGGACGTATAATGAAAATGGCGTTAGGATTAACAATCGGGAGATTGACATTTGAAATGGTTAATCCGTCTCCTACGGGAGAACTGGCGATAGACGTTGCTCCGTCTTCGGACGAAGCTATCGATGCTGATCTTACATTAGCGGAAGACAAGAATATATCATAAAAATCTTGACGAAAAATGATATTTTTATCTAAATAAAATTAAGAGAGGAAAATTATGAAACAATTAACGGAATTATGGGAAACCGTCAACGCCGTGATAACTATGTTGAAAAGTTTTACGGTGGCGGAGAGTATTGCCACAGGGGAATTATTGGCACATGGAGCGATAGCAACAAAACTCGCTCTTCCGTATGCAAATATAACGGCTAATTCTCAAAAGACGGATATAATAACAGCGGGATGGAAGCTTGATAGTATTATTATTAAAAACAATGGGGCTGCGACCGTTACGCTGAATATTGGAACAAGCGATGGCGGAACCCAGGTTATGATCCAGGAAGATATAGCGACGGGGGTATTGTTGAATTACTCGGTTGGAGATATATTCAGTTTATCTGCAGCAACTTCGCTTTGGTTCCATGCTTTAGATTGGACCAATATTGATCTTGAAGTATATGTATTAATCGAGCGGGTTAAATAAAAAGGAGATTTAAAGATGAAAAAGTTATTAGTAATTTTATTAGTATTACTGTTTGCTGTAAATGTATTATATGCAAACACGATGAAAGCCGATAAGCTTCTTACTGGGCTTATTACATCAACATCAGCCGACGGGAATATAGCAATAACCCCGCATGGGACCGGAAATATTATTTTAGACAGCCATTGGAATTTTAATGCCAATGCCTTAACTTCGCTTACCGAAAATAACACAACTCTTACTGCTTATGCGGGTAAGAATATTACTGTTGAAAGCGTTACTTTTGACGGGGGTGTAGTTGGTAGTGTAACCACATTAACGATGAACAGTACGCTTACTAACTCAAGTTTAAATACAGTGGGCGGTATAGTACAAACAGATGGCAGCGGTGTTTTTTCAACCTCGGTCGATATACCTACGGCAACCACTATCGGAACTAAATATGTTTATCGTGTCGATGGAACCGATGTTGCTGTTGCTGATGGCGGATTAGCCTTGTCGACTATTGGACAGGGAGAAATCCTTTATGCTTCAGGAGCGGACGCATATTCCGCTCTTGCCGTGAATTCTACAGGTACCAATAAATTTTTACGCCAGGTTAGTTCGGGCGCTCCGTCTTGGTCAATATTAGAAACCGGGGATATTCCTGATATATCGGGTACTTACCAGCCGTTAGATGCTGCTTTAACAAATATTTCCGCATTGGTATTTGCTACAGAAAGTTTCATAAAGCTTACTGCCGACGATACATATACGGTTAGAACTATTGCTCAGACAAAAGTAGATTTATCTTTAGATAACGTTACCAACGTTGCTACCGATGGTACCGCTTACAATGAATCTTCATGGGATGCTAATACCGATGCGTCTACTAAAAATGCAATCAGAGATAAAATAGAGACAATGGATACTGCTATTGCCGCGAATACAGCAAGGGAAAGCACTGTCGCGGATGCTTCCTTAACGGCAAATGAAGAAAAAACAAATATCATAACATCCGGATATAAGCTTAATACTATAGTTATTATGAATAACGGAGCAGGAGGTGTTACTCTGAATATTGGAACGAGTGATTCCGGAGTAGACGTTATGCTGGATGAATCAATAGGGGCGGGGGAGCTACTGACCTATAATGTAGGCGAGATGTATGCTTTAGCTACAGCAAAATCGCTCTGGTTTCATGCTTTAGATTGGACAAATGTCGATCTCGAGGTTTATGTAATGATTGAGAAGGTGAAATAAAATCCGGCAAAATAAAATAAAAGAGGTTAGTAAATGAAAAAGATATTAGGAATTTTATTAGTATTCTTGTTAGTAACGGGAATGCTGCAAGCAATAAGCGTGGAGAGAATCGATAAGCTTATTACGGCTCTTATTACATCAATATCAACCGATGGGGACATAACTCTAGATCCTCTTGGAACCGGAAAGGTTATTATCACAGGAGATATTGATATTAGTAATGATATTCTTCTGGCAACCGCAGGGGTGATAGATTGGAATTCGGCGGATAAACTTACTCATTCTGAACATAAATTAACCTGGAGCGGATTTACGGAAGTAGACTTTGGGGCAATTGTCACCGTAGATTTCGATGGAGCACCCACTTTTACAAGCGCAAATGGCCTGTTTCTTTTCACAAGCACAGCGGGGCTACAAGCAGATATTATAGGCTCAGGCACAGCCCCAGTTGCAGGACAGGCTCTTGCGATGGCAACCGGCGGAGTATTAGGATGGAACTCAGCTGACTATATGACCCACTCAGAGCACATAATGACTTTGAGCGGATTTACTAAGTGGGATTTCGGAACTGGTTCAGATGTTTACATTGGAGATGATAAAAAACTATACTTTGGTGTTTCAGATTTCAGTATGGAATATGATGAGGACGGAAATGATAACATGTCATTTGATGGAACAGACATTAATATGAATGGCTATTCGCTTCTAAATGCCCAACTTGATTTATCGTTATCACAAGGTCTTGCTTGGGACCAGGCAAATGATACTTATGAAAGATTAGGCAGTATAGCTGGTATAGCCACATCGCAAAGTGCTGGTAATGCTTATTTACCTATTCAATCCGATATGAGACGATGTCTTTTGGAAGATGCTGGGACTATAAATTATTATATTGATGAAGATGATCCGATAATGAAAGACGGAACTACTGTAGCTGTTTCTGGAAATGCAACGAGTCAACCTGAATTTTTCACAACTCAGATAGATAGAGATTTTTCCGGTGGTGATACGCACTGGGAAAATGTTGATCTTGGAACAACTTTTAATGAAGAAGATGGAGGA